AACGCCATGCACGAAGCGGAGGAGGTGCTTGGGTCTGAAGCGTTGTTTGAAGCCTACTACCTCAAGCTGTACGATGTAACACATTCCACTTTATGGCCTATCCGCGCCACCGCACGGCAACGGGCCGAGGCGTTTCTTCGCGTGATGGGCAAGTGGCCAACTGACGAAGACCATTTGCGTGACGGCACGAAAATGGTTGGGGAGGTGCAACCGTGAGCGAGGTTTGGACACATCTTATTCGGCCCCTGTCGGGATACACCGCAGCAACTCCACCTCCACACACGCGGGTGGTGGATGTGAGCGACTCATGCACATCGTGCGGCGTATCGTGGCGAGAACACCCAAGCGTTGCGTTCACCTGCCGGTCTTTGAGCGAGGCCGCTGAAGAGCGAGACGAGTACAAGGCTCGTCTTGAAACCGTATCTGAGACCATTAAACGTCTTGAAGGCGAGCTAGCCGAATGGCGACTAGCCAGCGGTGTTGAGGGGCCACTATTCTTGAAACATGAAACTGCTGGCAACCATCTTTGCGGCAATCGCAATCGCTGACACCGTGAAACTCTACCAACAAGAGGACAAAGCCTCCGTCACCGCGTATGTGGCCGTGTTGCTTCTAGCCATGTTCGGAATCTTCTACGCACTCAAGAACGACGATGAGCATCTTTAAGCCAGAGGTCAGGAAAGTAATCGGGAACGAGCCGGCACAGGCCGCTATCGCAGCGGTGCTGGATGAGGCCATTCTGAAGCGGCAGGCGAACCAAGAGAAGCGGGACTACCTCGGGGCGTCTCGGTGGGGCGAGGCGTGCGAGAGACGCCTCCGGTATGAGTACGAGCACACTCCAGAGGACGAAGGCTCGGGCTTCTCACCGGAGGTGCTGCGCATTTTCGACATGGGGCACGACGGCGAAGACCGCATGGCGAAGTATATCCGAGCCGCCGGGTTTGACCTGCTCACCGAGAAGAGCGACGGAAAACAGTTCGGTTTCCGAGCTGCGGACGGGCGCCTTGGCGGACACATCGACGGCATTGTCGCCGGTGGCCCCATCATCACCGGTGTTGAGTACCCGCTATTGTGGGAGAACAAGGCGCTCAACGACAAAAGCTGGAACGACACTAAAAGCAAAGGGGTGAAGGCGTCCAAGCCTGTGTACTACGCCCAGATGCAAATCTACTGCGCGTACCTCGACATCCCCTCGGGCGGGATGTTCACGGCGCTGAACCGTGATACCGGTGAGGTGCTCGTTGAGCTCGTCCCATACGATGCCTTGGCCGCTCAAGAGGCGTCAGACCGTGCGGTGCGCGTTATTGACGCTCAGTCGCCCAAGGAACTCCCGCGCCTCGGGAACGACCGCACCGACTTTCGGTGCAAGTTCTGCTCGTTCAAGTCCACTTGCTGGGAGGATGTTCCCGTGCAGGTAACTCCCAAAGCAACCAAGCCGTTCTGGCTTAAGTAAGTTACTACCCCAAACAAAATGCAGCCACTGACAGATCGTCGCGGCTTGGTCGACCTACGCCAAGCCCAAGAGCACCTTCGCCTCATTTTCGGCGAGAGAGATTGGAAAGAGAACGAGTTCATCTGCGTTCGCGGTATCGGAGAAAAGGGAACTGACCAAGAGGGAGTCTTCCGCGAGGATATCTTCGTGGAACCCGCCACGGAAGGCTTCACGCCTGTGTTGTCGGCCACCGAGCGGTGGGCGCAGTACAATGTGGCGACATTCGTTGTCCCAGGCATCTTGAGCGACCGTCGCGCCACAAGCGCCAACGTAGCGCGGATGCGCTCGCTCGTCGCAGACCTTGATGCAGGGGACACCGACGCAAAGATGCGCGAGCTCACCGAGCAGTTGGGCGAGCCATCGCTTGTGGTGTGTTCTGGTGGGACGACTAACGAGGGAACGCCGAAGCGGCACGTCTGGTACAGTCTGGATGAGGAGGTGCCGGTTGAGCAGGCCATCCGTATGCGGGACGCTCTGGCCAAGGTCTCAGGCGGCGACTCCGCCATGGGACTCGGTGTTGAGTCAAACCCGTACGGACGCGCTCACCAGCCGATTCGGCTCGCAGGCAGTGTCCACGCCAAGCAAGGCAAACCGGTACAGACCACAATCGAGTGGCAGTCCGAGGCCGTGTACAACGCAGGGGCACTCGGCGAGCGTCTGCGCACGCTGCTGCCGGCAGGCGCCGTGGCACCAGAGCCTGGGCTGTTCGGGGCAAGCAGCGGCAACGTGCTGCCCAAGGAACCCGCGTACCAGCGGGACGTATTCGAGGGGGGCGCAGGAGGCGAGACGCGGTGGGATGCGTTCAACTCGGTTGCCGGCGCAAATCTTGGGATGGTTCGGCGGGGCGTCATCACGATGGACGAGGCACGCGAGCAAACGCGAGGATGGATGCTGCAACGAATGCACCCAGCGTGGACGGACGCACGGTTCGCTTCGGAGTGGCAGGGACTCGTCAACGCGGATGTTCGGCGCAACGGAAAGCCAGAGGCGCCAGCGCAAGCACCTGCCCCCGTGCGCCAGCTCCCGCAGAGCACACCAGCGGAGTCATGGTTCTCGGCGTGGGAAGCGCACCGCTGGATTAAGTGGCCAAAGCCCGAGCACACCTACCTCGTTGAATCGCTCGTTGTGAAGGGCGAACCGCACCTGTTTATCGCAGAGGGCGGGGCGGGGAAGACCGGTCTTATCGCTGACTTAGCGTTGAAAGTGGCCGCTTATCCCGAGTTCGGCGGGGATTTGGACTGGTGTGGGCAGCGAATCACCAACGGCGGCACCGCTGTTCTGCTGCTGTGCGAGGATAGCCAGACTGAGATGCACCGGCGCATCTTGGAGATTGACCAAGGTGGACTCATCGCGAAGGCAGGTCGGCGGCTTGTCGTCATACCGCTCTCAGCGGTTGGCGGGGCGTTCCCACTCGTTGAGCGTGATCCGAGGAGCGGAGCGCCGGTAGCCTCCTCCAAGTGGGAGGCGGTCATAACCGAGCTTAAGCGTGTGCCAGACCTGTGCTTGGTGTGCGTGGATACCTTCAACGCGGTATCCCACGGGGACGAGAACAACGCTCTGGCGGTGGCAGAAATGATGCGCGAGGCAGGGCGCGTGTGCGGGGAGCTTCACGCCGCGCTGATGATAACGCACCACATCCGCAAGCCCGGGGCAGATCCCATACGCACGCTCAAGGACATGAAGAACTCCATTCGCGGGAGCAGCGCCATACCGTCCTACTTCCGAATCAATCTTGGGTTCTGGCACGCCACCGATTACGAGCGCCGCATGAAGGGCATGGGCCTCGCCCCACGGGTGGACTCCTGCTACCGGTTCGGTGTGCTGAAGGCGAACATCTCGGGCCTCATGCGCGGCGAGCGCACACTGCTACGGGATGGCAACGGCCTTCTTCAGGACGTCACCAAGGTGGATGTGTACAGCGCCATCAACGTGACCGAGCGCCTTGCATGGCTGGTTCTGGCCGTCAGGGAAGCTGCTGGCAATCTGCACCCGTACACGCTGGGGAACAAGAACGCAGCCAACGGACTCTACAAGCGCCGCTCAGAACTCCCACCGGTGCTGCGTGCAGTTGGCGCGAGCGAGTTCGGGCACCTCATCGAGGAGGGCTTACAGAAGGAGCTCATCGTCTCCTGTGCGGTCAAGGGCAGCAAGGCGAAGAGCTACCTCGATGTGCCTGGGGGGCTATTGGCTTCGGATGAGACCGGTGCGGCTATCCAAGCAGGGGCGTATGCGTCTGTCCCAGACTGGAACGAGTACGCCTTCGATCCAGAGACCGGCACCTGCGTCGGCAAGGCCGGTCAAGCGGCATGGGCTACCTTTTCATCCAAGGGGGCGCAGGCTTATGGTCAGCCTGATCAGATGGCTGGGATGGCTGAGTCACCGGATGAGGAGCTGGATGAGGCACCGCCGGTTTTACCTGTAATGCGGTCTCGATTCGCTCAAGGCGAGCGCATAGGTCTGCCGAAAGCAGCTCGACCATCTTCTCCAGATGACGAATAGTCTCCTCACGGCTCGAAACAGCCTTTTGCAGGGCAACGCTTGCACTAAGCGCGGCCCTGAAATCGGCCTTGATGTCACTTGTTTCAGCGACCGCCTCTGCGGCTTTCGCACGTTTCTTTGCACGCCACTCGCGATAGTATTCTGCTCTCACTTTAGTTCTTTGATTTCCAGTAGTTTCCATAGTTGTTGTGCGAAACGCACGCCATTTATCGTCACAGGCTGTTTGCAAATGTTCAAGGACTTTTTACAGAGGTTTTGGCAAAAATGTTCTTGTGTGTTTCATTTTGTTTCACAACAAAAAAACGAGCTTTTGAAAAACAACCAAAAAACAGCCAAAAATCGACCCTTGCAAATGCTTGATTCTCAACACTTTATTTTGTTGCGTAATGGTTGCGCAAGAAAGTTGCGTCTGTGTTGCGCGACTGATTTACAGAGTAAAAGCCATTGCAAACGAGCAAGTGTTTTGACGTATTGCACAACAGATTTTTTCGTGTAAAAAAAAACAGCAAAAAAGGACGCTACATAAGTGCCTGAAAACCGTATGATTTGCGAAAGAAAACCGATGTTTGAGGACATGAGCCCTTATATAGAGAGTAGCGTACTCATCGCTTACGCTCTTCCTACTGTCCCCTCTCTCTTCTCTCAGTCTACCGCGTTGCTGCCTGAGAGGAGAGGGGACACTGCTTCGCAGGATACTTCCTCTATATCGACCGTTGATGGCCTTGTTTTTTTTGGCTGTTGTGTTTGCTGACCGTTTTATCCCCCCGCGCCGATTTCATTGTATACAATCTCGATAGACTTTTATGACCTTCACTTTCTTCGTTTCCGGTACGCCTCGTCCGCAGCCAAGACCGCGCTTTGTGCGTGGGAGAGCGGTGTCCACCTTGGATGCTGGCTCCGGTGCGTGGAAGGGGCTGTTGCGCTCGTCTGCGGGGGTTGTTTTACGCAAGGCCGGCAAGACGGCTGAGTCGCTGGGGCTCGGTGAGGCGATTTCGATGGAGCTCACCTTCTACTTCGCGACCAAGGAGGAGGCGCGTCACGGTCATCCCCACACGCACAAGCCGGATGCGGACAACTTGGCGAAGCTGGTGATGGACGCGCTGGTTGATGGCGGTATGTGGGTGGGCGATGACAGCAGGGTGGCGGATTTGACCGTGCGCAAGCGTTGGTGCAAGGCTGGGGAGGAGGGAGTGGCGGTGAGCATCTTTGTGGATGCGCCGGCAGAGGAGAAGGCACCGGAGTGGCTGGTGTGAGATTGTTGGAAGATTTTGTTAAAGGCCGGTGGGGAACTGGCCGAAAGAGAGCTTATGAACTTGATGAGAATCAACCCAGAAGAAATCCGCTCGATTGTGGGCAAGTTGGTGGCACAAGGCAGAGCGGTTGTCCCGCCTGAGAAGCCAAAGCGCGCCAAGTACAGCGGACGCACAGAGAAACAGAACAAGCTTCGCGTCATTGCGTGTGACCAGTGCGGAAAGAAGTTTATGAAGAACTGCTCGGTGCATTTGCGGTGCAGCAAAGAGTGTTCGCGCAAGGCCAACATCGAAAGCGTGCGGGTGTGGTTTGTTTCGCGTGGTCTGCGGGGCAAACCGCTGGCGGATTATGCGTGTGATAACTGCGGCACGGTGTTCCGAAAGATCAACAACGGTCACCGCTTCTGCGGGGCGGAGTGCCGCAAAGTCGGGAAGAAGTTTTCAGCAGCAACCAAACCAACCAAAACCAAACCAACAACAAGCCATGGTCACACCAAATAACGACGAGCACAGCCAGCCAGTCCACACCGCCGGCATCCACGACACGGGGCTACCGGTCATGGAGCCTGAGGACATCATTCGGAATCTGATGCGTGCGCTGGAGAAGATGGAGAAGCGCCTGGACTTGGAGCGAGGGCTCACTGAGGAGCTTCGGGGGAAGTTGCGGGAGGCCGAGGATTTGGTTGTGCAGGGCAGCGAGGTGGTGAGCGATTTGCGTGAGCGTCTTATGGTGCGGGTGATGGCGGACTTGGATTGGAGGGGCGGGGACAAGGGGGTGTTGTTGGACGCAGACCGGTATATGCAGGCGAGCGTACCCATTGTGGTGCGTGTGACCATGGCCGAGGAGTTCGGGTTATGATTGTCATGCCAGCTAACAGCACGGGATGGTTTTGGCATTGTCTTGCACGGGAGACGGGACGCATTGGGCACTTGTTTTCGCCGGGGGCGGAGCGAGGCCCATGGCCGTGGATGCCGTATGCATTGGACAACGGAGCGTTTGCGGCATGGGACGCAAAGCAAAACCGGTGGGATGAGTCGCGGTGGAGTGTTGACGCATGGAAGAGGTTAATCTTTTGGGCGGAGTCCAAGCAGCAGCGGCCAAGGTGGGCGATTGTGCCAGATGTGCCAGGCAACGCAGAGGCAACGTTTGAGCGGTGGGATAGGTTCAAAGACATGGTGCCGTTCACCAAGGCAATGGCGGTGCAGGACGGCATGACCGTTGATCAGGTGAAGGCGGTCAATCCAGAGGTAGTGTGCGTTGGTGGAACAACGGAGTGGAAGTGGGCGACGATTGAGGAGTGGGCACGGTCATTCCCACGGGTGCATCTGCTGCGGTGCAATGCGCCGGCCAAACTCGATTACTTGGAAGCGTTGGGTGTTGAGTCATGCGATGGCACCGGATGGAACAGGGGGGATAGGAACCAGACTGTTGGGTTGGAGCAGTGGGCACGGCTGAAGGCAACGCCAACGTCACTCATGTTGTCGGGGCACGTTTGCCGTGAGGAGCGTGACAAGCGGCAGTTGACCTTCGCGTGATATGGGGCCACATGATTTACACGAAGAGTGGCTCCAACAGAGCACGTCCCCAAAACAGGGCCAAAAAACACCGGCAACACCGGTGTTTTACTCTGTTGGTGGCCCCGAGGACGTCGGATGTTATACAGGAGAAAACCTACCGCAGGATGTTCAGCGTCACCAAACCTCACTGTCCGACGGCGTAGCCCAAGTCGACGCCTTAAGCAGGCTGCTGTCAGCACGCGCCAAGGGCGACACACGCGCAGAGCAAGCCGCGCTGAGGAGGCTGGAGGATGTATCAGAGGCGGTCTTGGGCTAAACCGGATTAGCTTTCCAAAACCGAAATGCTCAACGGGATTTTGGAAATCGTGAAAAGTTTTCAGCAACCCACAAAACCGGAAAACGTCCCCAGACGGAAAACCGCAACGCAGCGGGGGGGTAGGGGGCGAGGGCGAGGGAGCGCACCGGAGCGCAGACGGCGAGGGAGCGACGCACACGGTCAGCTCCCCGCGGTGACCATCTCGGTGATCACACCGAAAAGGTCAGGCACGCCGCGTCAGCGGTTGGCAACGCACGCCCA